ACCACTGGGGGTTACATCATCTTGACCGAATAATTTAGCTGTCACCATTTAAGTCGCTTCGCTCCTTATGACATTTAGCCTACGACAGGCGGAATATTTTATCGGCACCGCTGGGCCACTGAATGGTAATATCCGAGCCGTTGGGCGTGCAGGGCAAGCCGGTAGCTGTGTCAATGAGCAATATGAGCCGGCTGGTGCCCTCTGCCCCGGTGTCCTTGAACAGAACGATGTACTCGAACTGGTCACCTGAGACGGCTGTTAAAGTAATGTCATCAGCATCGAAGACGCCATCGGCGACCGTCTTGTTCTGCAGCGCGCCGCTGGTGGCAACTCTGGCCGCCGATGGGATATCGCTCAGGTACTGATGGGTGGCCAGGTTGGGAGTGTAGTCAGCGCTGTCAACAAAGACCGCCTTGATGGTATCTGTATCCATATCGATGCTGCCATCGATGAGACCCTGCTTGGCTTTGGTATAGAGCGCATTGGACATATTCGCCTCCTTTCAGTCGCAAAATTCCAAATCCCAAATCCCAAAATCCAAACAATACCAAAATTCAAATTCTCCAAACTCTAAACCCCCACCCCGTTTTAGGTTTTGGATTTAGAGTTTTGAGATTGTTTGGGATTTATTATTTGGTGCTTGTGACTTATCCTCATGTCGGGAATTTGTATTTGTAGACAATGGTGTCTTCTTCCTGGGGATACACTATGTAACCATCAAGCCCAAAAAAATAGATAACATCTGGCACCAGGTTAAGCAGCCTTTTTAGCACACTGGCTGCCGATTCCCCGGCACCGACCTCGAGCCTGGGGTAAAGGCTGGTAATCAGGCTGCTCCGGGACTCATAGGAAAGCGTGCCCCCTACCGCCTGGACTACCTTCTCGATTAGCTGGTAACAGGTGAAGTCATCCGAGCCGACATTCCACTCCACGGGCTTGTTGAACTGGTAGCGCGAGAGTAGTCCCCAAGCATCCACGCAGCGCATAATAAAACTGGCGATATTGGGGGCTCTTTTGTATTCCATAGCCTCAATGAAATACCTGGCTGCCTCTGAGAGCTGGTCACCTGACGAGGTTTTATAACCGATAAACAAATTGACTCGGCTGCCGCGCTTCATCACGGCAAGGCTGCCTGACCCCGGTGAGTTGTAGATGCCACTGGAGTTATCCAGCTCCACCACCAGCTCAGACGGCTGCTCGGGGACCACGGTTTCCGAGATTCTGAAGACTCTAGAGATTGGTATGGTAATTTTATCGCCGGCGCCACTTCCTGGGGTTGGGGGGCTCCAGGCGCCAGGACAAAGAGCGCGCCAGACCTCATCAGGTTGAGCCGCCCAAATATACGCGCCATTCGGGTCGGCGGCTAAAGCCATGCCTCGCGAGGCTAAAGCATCGATGAAGCTGGCTTTATTCCAGTTGTAGTCGATGAAATCCGCGCCCGGCTTTAAGCGAAAGAGCCAGGGCTGGTTCTGGCGGGACAGCGACAAAAGAGGCCTGGAGCACGAAGTAGGCGGCTTGACCATAAAAGGACCCGAAACATCCAGCGTCTCGCCGGCCAGCGCTTCGACCACCGCCTGATGTCTCTCCCAGTAGGTTGAAGCAGTAAACGGCTTCCACGGACCATAGGGCTGCATTTGTCGGAAACCTACCGGCCAGCCGACCTCGAACTGTCTTAACCTGACCTGGGCGGCAACGTCTACCGTGGCTCTGCCTAAACCGATTTTGGCGTCAGCAGCCCAGATGCCGGCAGCCACTTTATAGCCGTCTCCGTAGACCATGCGTACCACCGAGACGTAGCTGCCTTCCAGAACCAGTGCGATGATGTTCCAGTCGCCGTCGTAGTACATGGCTAAATCTTCGATCTCCCAGTCCCCCGAGCGCTGGCCCAGGCCGGTGCTCCAGGTACCCCCGGTGCGCTTTTGAATATAAAGGCTGGTGGGGTCGTTGACGTCCGAGGCATGGATGATGGCACAATCACCATTAGGCTTATAGGCTATGGCAATACCTCTTTCACAGGGGCGCGCGTTGGACATGATTGTCCAACTCCCCCAGGTAGCGCCGTAGTCTGATGACTGGCGGCGATAAAGGTTGGCGGCATCCATTGAAGCCACCATGACTTCTGCGCCTTGAGAAGCTATAGCCACCTTGCCATAGGCAGGGACACCGCCAAAAGACGAACCCCAGCTGGAATATGTGGAAGAAGGACCGGGATTCGTTATTCGCGATATGTACAGGCTGGTACCGTCTTTACGCACCCGAATCAACGAGCCGTCACCGGGCATTGTCAGGCCGTGACTATCTTTGACCTCTGAGCCGGAATAAAAGCGCTGCCAGCCGAAGGCTTCCCACTGGATGCCCGAAGACTGCAACGGATGGCCGTATGCTTGCACCTCGAGCTTCACCAGCGGCTTCCCGGTGGGCTTCTTCTGTTCCTCAAGTAGTGCTTCAGTTAGAGTTCGCATATCCTTCTTCCTCATATAGCATCGACCTTCCAAGGTCTGTGTCATGAGGCTAAAGCCTCGTGGCTACATGTTTAATAAACTCTATCTCCGTTCACTCCTGTAATCCCTCAGTGCTGGTACGAAAAATTTTTTCAAAATAGTACTATTTTCCCCTAGAAAAGTGGTTTTGCCTGATGTTATAATTCGCACACTCCTATTGGGGATGGAGGTGAAATGTTTAATAGAAGCATGATTTTGGGGCTGATTACCCTCGGGGTTTTGTTGGTGATTTTGGCGACTATCCTCATAATGCCGCCCCCTTTCAAATAAATTAACTTTTCGTGGCTCCACTTCCGACCTGTACCAGAGGTCACGAGATTAAGACCTCCTGGTTACAGGTTTCACTTCTCTTCCCACCAGACGAAGTATAATTTTTTTCAATTACCCTCTCCCTGGTAGGACGGGCGGGCAGGCATCCAGCGAGGATTTATTCCCGCTGGGATACGGGGACGGTATAGGGTAAGGATAAGGCATTAAAAATCCTCAACTACTGTTATTTTCCAGTAACTGTTCCGCCAGAGTTCCCACGCCGTAAAGCGTCCTGTTGAACGGCGCCAGCTTAGCCTTCCAGTCGATTTTGGAGCCGGCGAGTTCAGACAGGCTGTTAGCCGCTCTAATGGTGGTGTTGAAGTCCCGGTTGAAGACGTAATACTCCGGGCTTCGACCGCACTCACCCTTATTTTTCTCGGTCTGTTCCTTTATCCAGTCCTTAGCGTCCACGGCCAGGTCAACCAGGTAGTTCCAGTAATCCACCGCCTGCGACAACTGCTGGCAGTCCGTCACCGAGCCTTTATCCCTGGCTTTATAGAAAATGGTGCATGGGTTTACCTCGGTATAGGTCTCCTTGACCGTGGCCATAACGCCCTCGTGAAAAGCCTTGGGGTCAAATGGTATCACGGCAGCCGCTGTTTCCGATGACGGTGATGGCATAGTCGGCGTCTCTGACACCGTCTGTGCCAGCTGGGCTGGCATGGCGTTCGAAACAATAGCTTGCTGCGCCTCGGCGGCTTTGGTCTTCTCCTTCTCGGCGTCAATTTTGCCCTGAGTCAGGATATAGAAGACTCCGGCTACGGCTGCCGCCACAGACGGGACCATGTCCATAAAGGTCTTCTGGGCTTCCGGCTCCTGGATGAAAAGCGGGATGATGGTTGCCAGCACGGTGATGATAAAGGCGCTGTACTTCTTCTTGCCATCTAAAAATTTTTGTAACATTATTAATTACCTCCTTATTATTTTGTTTTGGCATGGGTATGAGCTTTAGCTCGTCCCTCCTTTTTATTTGGTTGCTGGTGGATGGGCACAAGCTTTAGCTCTTAAATCCCCCTTTATCCCCCTTTTCCAAAGGGGGAAAGAATCATCCCTTGCAAAAAGGGGCCAACTTACCTCTCCCTTTCGTAAAGGGAGATTGAGAGGGATTTTCCCATCAGCGTTTTTTTCTTTTTGAAATGATTACGGAGATGCCACCAAAAATCGCTGTAATCTTTTTTTAATCTATGTAATCTCCGTTAATCTCTGTAATCTTCTATTCCATCAGTGTCAGTAATGTATCCGGCACCGGTTTGCCGTTTTCTGAATAGTGCCTGGCCAGGTGCCTGGCGGCATCAAGTATCTGCTGCTCGGTGGCTTCTACCCTTTTGCCGCGGAATCCACCGCGACTCAGAGCAGCCACAGCTGCAGCCAGATGCTCCCAGTCCGTGGTCTGATAATGTCCGACCTTTCCCTTGATGGCTCTCAAGATAGCCCTCGTATGATGCGGCAGCTTCCAGGTCTCCGGGTCTTCCTTATCGCCGACTATGGCAAACGCTTGCCAGGGTAAACCATCCTTGGTCTTTGGTAGAGCTTCTTCAATCTTTGATTTTGACATTTAAATCTCCTTTTCGCGCCGGCATTGAATCCGCCAGCAAATCCCCCTTTTTCAAAGGGGAAGATTGTAGTGAACCTTTTCTAAAAGAGGAAATAACCTACTCCTCATTTTCGTAGGGGAGAAGCAACTAACCTCTCCCTTTCGTAAAGAGTAAACAACTAACCTCTCCCTTTCGTAAAGGGAGATTGAGAGGGATTTTCCAATCTTTAGCTTTTGATTTATTCACTGCTGTCTCCCTGATACAAATTGCCGACCTTCAATTTCCTGTTTAAGCGCCGGAGTTGAGCTTTGAACTCTTCGAGCATGGCAGCTCCCCAACTTTGATAATCGGTATCGACTCTATCGCCGCCAATGCCGGCAACATCCGAACGGTACTGAGCCTGAGCTAGTACGGCATAAGCCGCGGCACCCAGGGCTAACACGTCCTCCAGGTAGCCGGGGATGGTCGAGGTGCTGATATCCAGTGTATGAACCTTGCCCCAGTAAATGTAACAATTCCCTCCGTTCCCATCAGTGTCACCGGTTAAAGTGATAGTGTCATCGTAAACGATGAAGCGTTGGAATATCCTGGGTGACTGGTCGACCGGGAACTCCAAACGGTCCACCAAGACCCTATCCGCCAGCGTCGCGATGTTTATCTCGCGGCTGCCGTCTATGGTGGCGATGGTTGATTTCATCTGTCTGGGGATATAGCGGGAAAGCTCGGCTACGGCTCTCTGGATAGCTCGGTCAATTTCGTTGTCCTGCCAGCGATAGTTCGAATTATCCTCGTCCTTGAGGTCCCGCCTGACCAGTGTTCTCATGGTGCTCTGGTTCATTTTCTACTCCATAGAATCGATTACGACGATTCAAAGCGATATCTCTGTAATTTCCGTTCTTAGTCTGGCGGGGAAGTGAAGCGGTCCACCCCTGTTACTGGTGCGTTTTCACTCCCCCACCAGTCCCAATCTCCCAGCCCCTCCACCAAATCACAAATTACAATTGTTATTTGGTGCTTGGTGCTTGGGATTTATCATTTAATCTTGTACTCCTATAAGAGCGCCTCGCCTCTGCTTGCAGAAGTCGACCAGGGTCACGTACCACTTAATGCGGGTCCTGGAGGCGTCCTTGCCTTCCATGGCGCCTATCGGCTCGACCTGCAAGCCGCCGTTGCTGGCGCCCGAGACAGCGCCTTCGCCGAACTGCACAGCGAAGATAGTCGAGCAAGCGCCGCCGGTAGCCCCGGTCTCATAGCCGCCGGCCAGCACGTGCGTATCCTTGACCCAATCGGATACGCCGATCGGTACGCCGTTATACAGTTGGGTAAAGTCGCCGAACTCTCCCCTGACGGTCTCCATGTAAGCGCCGCTGGCTCTGACCAGCGCCGTGACCTTGCGGCGGGACCTTCGGCTCATCAGCAGCAAATCCGGCTTGCCGCCTCTGACGGTGTCAATCAGCTCATCGAGCTTGGCCAGGGTAAGCGCCGCGCCGGTACCGCCCATGGTAACCACCTGACTGCCCGCCTGGGTGCA